AGAAGTTTGTAGTTGGGTTTTACCCCATACAGGTAACTTGTTTTCATTTGTGTTGAGATTGTTATTGACAAACTGATAGTAATCTGTTTTCTTATCGTACTCGTCAAAGTCGATAATTTTATTAAAATCAGGTTCGTTTGAAGCTACCAAAGTAAGTGTAGGCATACCTACAAATTTTACAGCCATAGCATTTAAGATTTTGTTACGTATTGAGGTGTCTTGATTAAAGACATAGTTCTCTAACCAAAACACCTCAGCGTGTTTAGAACGATTTGGATTCCAATACGATACTTCTTCTCGCATAGCTGGACCAAATTCAGGTGAAAAGGTGTATTCGTCTATACGACCACTCTCACGCAAAGCTTCTCTTCGAAAGAATTCTAAAACCCATTTATTAAAGACTTGAAAGTTTTCTTCGTTTCTTTCTTCACGAAGTTTACTTAGAGTAGGGACGTCTGACATTTTCTTTTTCTACCAATTCATGTTCTAAAATTACTACTGGAATTTTAGCAATTTTCTTAATTTCATCTGCTTGAATTTTATCATCTTCAAAATGAATGACAATATCCAAACCTTCATCACGCAGCATTTGAATGGTACGACCTTTATGTTGTCCAGAAGATTCACGTGTTTTATCTGCAAATTTAACCTGATTAAAGAAGACATCATTGTTGATACCTTTATCTTTCAGCATTGCAAGAGTTTCTTCCTTCTCTTCAATAGATCTACCAGTGATTAAGACATCGTTGGGGCCTGGATAAACACCTGGGTATTTTTCCATGTTAATTACCCCATCGATATCAAAAGATGCTATCTTACTCATAATCAGTTTTTGTATCTTGGAATGTGTAAGGTAGATCTGCAGCTACTGGTTTCTCTTTCTTCAGCTGACCGCGTGTGAGTGATGTTGTTTCACGACGTGCAAGAGCATCACACTCAAACTTAGCATCAGAAGTAGTCATTTGCAGAGGTGGAGTTTTCTGTGTCCATGCTGATGGACCGCGTAGGTAACCTACAAGACCAAGTTCAGCAGCAACTTTACAGAATCGAATAGCAGAAACTACCACACCACCAGAGTTTGGCGAATCTTGTACAGATAGACGTGCAGTCATTTCATATCGTGCTCCACCAAAACCATAAGCAACCAAATCTAAGTTAGCAATTTTGTTATCACTACCGACATAGTCACCACCAGGATTTTGGAAAACTGTAAGAGATGGACCAGCATAAAGAGTCATACCAGCAGTTGATTCGTCACGTACTGCATTCTGACCTTTAAGAACATTTTCTTTCGAAACGTGCTTGTTATGCAAACGTGATTTTTCAGACATATTCAAAAAGTCTGTATTTGCTGTACGACCAGTTCGAATGTGCTCTTGACCTTGAGTAGAACCCGCAGCCATGTTAGTTTGAATATGTTGTGTTACCATCAAACCAGAATCAAGCATTGCGCCTTGCAGTACTTCTGATAAACGCGATGCACCAAAAGCAGAACGCATATCACTACCAACGATACATAGATCGTTATCGATAAATTTCTGTTCTAGTTCCATAGATTCTTTTGTACCAATGATTGTTGGAATACAATTAACAACGTGTACATTTGCTTTGATTGCAGCATCGATATAGTGACGTGATGCTTTTTCAGATCCAACTGGTAGATAGTTAATCAATACATCTACTTTTAGATCATTTAGAATATCTACAATCTCATTAAATCCAAGATGCGAATCTGCACCAGTTCGGAAAGATACTTCTTCAGGAAATTCCAACATCCACGGTGCAACACCATCCATTTCAGGACCAGAGTATACCATGGCATTATCAGGTACGCATGTATCATCAATTTCATCTACATGATCCATTGCACAGTTTGGACGTGCACGAAGCGCTTCACGCAAACTTTTACCGACTTTGCGTCGATCTACATCAAAGCCTACTACGAATTCCAAATCATTGGTTGTATAACCACCAATATCTGCATACATGAGGCCCACTTTATCTTGGGGATTTTGGACATAGTACTGAACACCTTCAACAAGTGATTTAGCACATGAGCCCACGCCAACAATGGCAACTTTAATTTTCGACATATTTTTCTCCTTTATGTCAGTTTATTATAGTGAGTATTTCTTGTCTGGAGGTAGAGTAGCTCACTGGTTTAGTGTATTAGTTATACTCGTGTATCGGACTTTTTATTCATTTCAGATAAAAAAGTTTCTAAGCACATATCTTCAAGAGTTTGAGTATGAGTAATTAGATTCGAAGAATCAGGAGGTCTAGTTTCTGCTGGATCACCAATTCTACGAGGTGCTTCAATTACTTTAAATTCATCAGTAACTGATTTCATTGCATTAATTACTTCTCTGACTGAATAGCATTTAGGATTTCCGAAGTTTTCGTAGTTAGTGTTTCGAGGTCCTGTAACCGTTGATTCAACGATGCCATTAGCGATATCGTTAACGCTAGTGTAGCTACGAACAGCAGTGCCATCAGGAGTTGGGTAGTCTGTACCAAATATTTTAACATGTTTATCTTCCAATATTGCTTGTGCACATGATCTAATCAGTCTTGTACAAGGACCAATCATATGATGCTGACCATCTGAACCAGATACGTTAAAGAATCTTAGAATAGTATAATTGACAGCCAATTCTCTTACAATGTCTTCACCAGCTGATTTACTACGAGCATATGGTGAGAGATTCTCAAAGCAAGAAGAACTAGATCCATATATAAAATGATTTGTATCGATGAAATGTAAGAGCGAATGTGTACCACTTAGATTATTTTGATAGTAACTAAATGGTTCTGAAAAACTGCGAGGTACTATTGGTCTACCAGCAAGGTGAATGATTGTATCAAACCCTGTACTGATAGGCAAACCAGTATTCAAGTGCAGCTGAGTAATATCTTGATAGTAAAATTTATCTAAGAAATGAGTTACATCATTATGATCTTCATTGTAAACATTTATATCCCAACCCTCTACATGATAGCCATCTTCTTTAAGAAGTTTGACTACGTGAGAGCCGATATATCCGTTACATCCTGTTACAAGTACTCTATTCATATATTAAATATACCATGAAGAAGCGAAAAGTTAAAGAAAAAAAGAAACATAGAGTCTACTGCACTTATTTCCCAAATGGTGATTATTATATTGGCTATTCAGGTAAAACTGATAAGCAATACGAAAAGTATTTTGGTAGTTCAAAGTATGTTACAGAATTTACCGATCAATTAGTGAAAGAAACCATTTCGGTTCTAGAGAAAAAGAATCACGCAAAGATTCTTGAATTTCTTCTGCAGTGGCGTCATAGACACGACCCTCGGTGTCTAAATGATATGATCCACATTCGGCTTCGGTTATCCCATCTGGAAGATTTTGAAGAGTTGGATTGGTGTCCAAAAGATGAGAAATATCTTCTTGAAAACCTACAGTCAATGCAACTCTCGGATATCGAAACTTAAACACTTCAACATTATGAAAAACGTCTGTTCTCATAACTGTTGGTTTATCTAGTGTAAAGCTATCAATTTTTTCTAAACATTCAAGATATGCTAAAGGTTGTGTACTAGGAAACTGTGGACCAATTGCACCATTTGAAACTTTATCTTCATCTCTTGTAACAGGTACTCTTGCAGTTTCCCAATCGTACTCATGATTTCTTTTCCAAAAGTTTGTTGAAGAGTACTCACAGTTGTAAATTGGTATATTGATTCTATCGTACATCCAGTGCCCAACAGTATTAGCACAATCTGCTAAACCATCAATGTGAGCTATTTTACCAAGTTCTGGACCAGTAGCACCGAAAAAAGATGCAAAGCAAGGCGTAATGCCAAGAGGTTTAAACATCTCGACTACGTCAGGAAATTCTTCAAAAAAGTTTGGTAACATTCCGCGGTGCGTAATTGGGTGCCAATCGCCATTCATTGGAGTGATTAATCGATTAATGTGTTCTTCTGTTAACCAATCCAATATGTTTTTGGCGACAGGCTCCCAATCAAGACCGTCTAATTTTACGAAGTTCTTTATTCTGCGGCTATTTTGCTCCAACCCCAGTCACCTTCCATACC